ACAAAAAAAGAAAGTTGTGTATTGGGCAAATGAAGAACCTGCCCACAAAATAAAATTAAGAATAATCCAAAGTCATTTCAACAAGACTATACACGAATTGCATGAGCAACGTGACTCGTTAAGAGAAAGGTATAAGAACGAGATACAACCCTTTCTTTTTATTATGGATTCTGTTGGAACTTCTGTGGATGAAGTCAACGAATACGCACAGTTAAATAAGCCAGATGTCATGTTTTGTGATCAGCTTGACAAGTTTAAGGTGCGTGGAGAATTTGGTCGAGGGGATGAAAGGCTGAAGGAAATTTACATAAATGCTAGAGAGATAGCTAAACGTAATAACCTTTTAATGTGGGCAGTTTCCCAAGCAAGCTACGAAGCACATGATAGACCATTTATAGATTATGCCATGTTGGACAACAGTAAGACAGGTAAAGCTGGTGAAGCTGACATGATTATAGGTATAGGTAAGACAGGTTCAAGTGAAGTAGAAAACAATGTACGTCATATCTGTATATCTAAAAATAAAATTAATGGGTGGCATGGCATGATAAATTGTAACATAGATGTAACACACGGAGTATACTACTGATGACAAAATTTCACAAAAGAGAACTAAAAGGGTACACAACTTCTAGAAAAGGAGATATACTTGAAATAATTGCATGTGGTATTCTATTGAAAGATGAGTATGAAGTATTTAGAAATATAAGTTCTACTGGGTTAATAGATATTATTGCTATTAAGGACAGCACCACATTGTTTTTAGATGTTAAAACACCACAAATTTATAAAAACAATATCAGAATACCAAGACTTACCGATGCTCAAAAAAAATTAGGAGTTACTATTGTTTGTGTATACGATGATAAACTTTATTGGAAGGATGCAGTTATATGATTCTCGAAGCAATCACATGTCTAGCACTTAACATATATTGGGAAGCTAGAAATCAAAGTTTTATTGCACAGGTTGCAGTAGCTGAAGTAACAATGAACAGGGTATATGATGATAGATTCCCAGACACAGTTTGTGGGGTTGTCAAACAGGGAGAGACATATAAATGGAATCCTAACATCATGGTTAGAAATCGTTGTCAGTTCAGTTGGTACTGTGATGGCTTGAGTGATGAAGTTCCAGAATATGATAAAGAAGCGTGGGAACAGGCTATGGGAATATCTTATGGAGTGTTTAAGAATGATATAGAACCATTCCTAGAAGGAGCAACACATTACCATAGCTATACAGTTATGCCAGATTGGGCATCAACTAAAACATATGTAACACGAATTGAAGATCATATATTTTATAGGTGGGAGTACGGACAATGAGATACTTAACACTTGACGTAGAAACAACACACAAGGAGAAACTAAATGGTGGAACAACTGCTTTACCTTATTTCAATAATCGTCTTGTTAGCGTGGGCTATAAGCATATGGATAGCATTACCAATTACGTATGCTTTCATCACTCTACTCAAGAACCTAGCCACAAGGGTAGTGAAATACTACAGGACACATTAAATCGTGCAGACGTACTTATTGGTCATAATATTAAGTTTGATATTACTTGGTTGCGTGAGTGTGGCTTTGACTACAACGGACATTTATATGACACGATGGTTGCTGAATATATTTTGGCTAGTGCTAGACGTTGGCCGCTTGCTCTAAAAGCAGTAGCTGAGAAGTATGGTACAGAAAAAAAGAAAGATTTGGTTGACGAGTATATGAAAAGTAATGTAACCTTCTATGATATTCCTTGGGATATAATAGAGGAGTATGGAAGAGCAGACGTAGAAGCAACAGAGAGAGTTGCTCTAGAACAACTTAAAGCCTTTGGCACAACATTTGAGGAATTGTATGATGAACCGACAACTTTTGCCGACACTGCGATTGTCGTTTGAAATGACAGACGTTCTAGCTAAGATAGAACAGGCAGGAATAAAAATAAACTTAGACACTTTAGCTGAAATAAAACAGGAATACGAACAGGAGTTAGATCAAACCCAACGGAGATTAGATGAGATAGTCTATTCTGTTATGGGCGACACACCTGTAAATCTGAACAGTGCAGATGACAGAACCATACTGTTCTATTCTCGACATGTTATCAATAAGAATACTTGGGGGAGAATATTTAATATAGGACAGGAATTACGTGGTGCAACTCTTAAAAATAAGCAACGTGTAAGGATGAGTAAAAATGTTTTTGCTAAGACAGTTAGAGACAATACTGTGATTAAACGTAAGACTAGAGGTTCTCAGTGTACTAATTGCTTTGGTAAGGGTAGATACACACCAAATAGAAAAGATGGTACTGTGGGGAAAGCTATACGGATCTGTAAGTCATGCAATGGTGCAGGGGTAATATACAGGGAAGATAAGGAAGTTGCAGGATTGAAGATAGTACCTAGAGGTGTTATGGATGTTGCTGCTGCAGGATTTAAAACGGATAAAGGAACATTGGAAGGTATGTTGCCTAACTTGTCTGGAGTGGCACAGGAGTTTGTTACTTTATATATACGATACTCTGCTTTGAAAACATATCTGAATACTTTTGTGGAAGGAATGGAAAACAATGTTGATGCGAATAGTTTTATACATCCAGAATTTATGCAGTGTGTTACTGCTACAGGTCGTCTATCGTCAAGAAATCCGAACTTTCAGAACATGCCACGTGGATCAACGTTTCGTATTAGGAAAGTTGTGGAAAGCAGGTTTGAGGGTGGGTCGATCATTGAAGGAGATTACTCACAACTTGAGTTTAGAGTTGCAGGATTTTTGGCAAAAGATACTCAAGCATATCAAGATGTGGTAGATGGAACAGATGTACATTCATACACTGCATCCATTATTGGGTGTGACAGGCAGACAGCAAAAGGTCATACATTCAAACCTTTATATGGTGGAACTACAGGAACACCTGAACAACAGAAATACTACAGAGCATTTAAAGAAAAGTATTCTGACATTACAGATTGGCATGATAAACTTCAGAGAGATGCAGTTACCAAGAAACATATAGTGTTGCCATCTGGAAGAACATATTATTTTCCAGACACTAAATGGACAAGGTATGGTACTGCAACCAACAGAACGGCTATCTGTAATTATCCTGTACAGGGGTTTGCAACTGCAGATGTGTTACCCTGTTGTCTGGTTGAATTAAACAAACAATTACAAGGACTTAACTCTCTTGTTTGCAACACAGTGCATGATTCGATTGTGGTGGATTGTTATCCAAGTGAAGAAGAGCAGGTAATAAATATTTTAAAAAATTCTATGTTAGGGGTTGCAAAAGAATTAAAACTAAGGTATAACCTCAACTATGTTATGCCAATTGGAATCGAAATAAAAAAAGGTGAGAATTGGCTTGACACTGATGTAGTTTATCCTATATTATAAACTTATCACTAACGTACTTTAAAAGGAGAATTTATTTTGAGTACAGAATTATCGACAGTAGACAGTGCTTTGGATGGCTTGGTAAGTGCCTTTTCCGAAGAGAACGAAGAGAAGTTAATGGCACTTACAGGGCAAAGTGATGGAGCAACCAAGAACCTGCTACCAAAACTTGCAATCAACTATGATACTGACACAGAGGATGGCAAGTCCTTAAAGAAAGGTACTTGGCGAATCCAGCATGAGGGTAGATTTGTATATTCAGATACTGCTATTATTCGCCCTTTTATGCGTACTTTTTTCTGGTCTTTATGGGATTCAGAAGAAGGTAGATCTGTGTCATCTTCAATACAGAAAACTGTAATGAGTGGGGATTTTCCAGACTCTATGGGTGGCAACAAGTGTGGCAGATTATCAAAGGATGAGGTGGAAGCTTTACCTGACGATGATCCAAGAGTTATCACCTCAAAAGCAGTGAATTGCAACCAGTTGCTTTATTGTGTAGTTACTGGAACATTTAAAGATGCTGATGGCAAAGAAGTTATTTTAGATGAAGTACCTGCCATGTCATACTTTAAGCGATCTGGGTTTATGCCTGTTAACAATTTTATTAACAACATAACCAGTGGAACTACCAAACGTATTATGCAGAAGGTAGAGATTAATCTAAAGACAAGCAGACTAAAGAAAGGGTCTGTGACGTTTTTTGTTCCTGTTCTTACAGAGCATCAGTATCTTGATGGAATTACAGAGAATGATAAATCGTTGATGTCTATGTTTGCTGATACAATTAAAGCAACCAATGCAGGGATTATGAATCAGTATCGTGAAGCAGTTAAGTTACAATCTTCTAGCGAGGATACAGACTTATCGAAAGATTTCGATGCTGATGCTGCTTAACATCCAAGATTTCTTGGAGAAGGCTGTGAGGGGAGAGGTGACTCTCCCTAAACAGTTAGTAGACGAATTTAAAACTGCATGTGGAAAGGCAGTAGAAAAGCAGTTCTCTAGACAAAAGGATGCCCAAGAAAGAATACGTATGTCTGGATTGGGCAGACCTGTCTGTCAGCAACAACTGAACATGAGAGGACAGCCTAAACAAAGTTCATATAACGATGTGATGCGTTTCCTGTTTGGTGACTTGGTTGAAGCAGTTGCCATGCTGGTTATGAAAGCATCTGGAGTTAAAGTTATTGGGGAACAACAGCCTTGTGAGTTGGTTCTTGATGGAGAACTTATAAGAGGTACACTCGATGTTATCTTAGATGAAGAAGGTGAACTTAAAGTTTGGGATATAAAATCTGCATCCCCCTATTCCTTTGATTATAAATTTAAAAAGGGATATGATACAATTAAAGAAGATGATGCTTTTGGATACATCATGCAAGGGCATTTGTACGGAGAATCTAAGAACCTTCCGTTTGGTGGGTGGATAGTCATAAACAAATCATCTGGAGAATGGGCAGTAGTTCCTGCACCAGAAGATCAAATGGAAGAAAGAAAACAGCTTATACTTGAAGCTAACGATATAGTAAAACGAATTAAGTCTAATAAATTTAAAATACCATTTACACCAGAATGGGAAACATACAGAGTCAATGGTGAAACAGTAAGAACAAAAAATAAATTAATGCCTAAGATGTGTACGTTCTGTGAATACAAATCACATTGTTGGTCAAAAGCATCTTACCAACCTAAGATAACATCAAGGGCAAAATCTCCACCTAATGTTTGGTACACAACTTATGCTCAGAAGAGTCTCTAATGACAATATTATATACAGAGTCATATCCATTAGACATCCTTACGATGAATCCACATGTCTCGGTTATCTATGTGGAAAGTCATACACAGACAGGGGGTGGAAGACAGATGTCTTACCTACGCAACCACTTGCGAGGTTTACCCATAACGTTAAGGGAAAACTTTTCGATAGAAGGTTACTTAACCCAACCAACAGAAAATCGTGATATAATAAAACTAGAAAAAGAATTAAGAACTGTAGCCATGAAGTTGCAAGCTTTTAATTTGGTATGTTTTCCTATACTTCCATTTGAAAAAGAATTTGAGGAGTTAAAGAAACATTCTCCTAAAGTGGAAAAGCTAGTTACAAAACGTATTGAGAGATTTAAAAATGATTACCTAT